CGAGGGGTTAAAGATTGTAAATACCTACATACCTATCGAGACGGACGCACTTGCGGGTGATCCTGCGCCGTTTCTCGACCTCGTGGGGCGCCTGTTACCAGATGATAGGGACCGGGCCATACTCATTTCATACATGGCCGCATGTGTCCAATATCCAGGTATAAAATTCCAATGGGCGCCAGTTCTTCAAGGTACCCCGGGTAACGGTAAGTCATTGTTGAGTGAAATATTAACAAGGTGTGTGGGAGTTCGATACACGCATAAAGTAAACCCCAAAGATTTGAATAATGTGTTTAATGCGTGGGTTTTAGGTAAATTACTGGTGATAGTGGACGAGGTTAAAGTTAAATCCGCAGACGACACAATAGAAACTCTCAAGAGTCTCGTTACTGACAGTCGCTTACCAATGCAAGCCAAAGGTCAGGACCAAACAACAGGTGATAACCGGGCGAATCTCATGTTCTCAACCAATTACAGGGACGGTATAGTAAAAACCCGGAGCGACCGGCGGTTCTCGGTATTTTTTACCGCTCAACAATGTGTTGATGATATCCGTTCGTCCGGAATGGGTGGTCGATATTTTCCGAATCTTGTCGGGTGGCTTAAATCGGGTGGGTATGCTGTTATCAATTATTACTTGAAAACGTACCCTATAGCTGACGAACTCAACCCGGCGACCACTTGTGTATGGGCGCCCGAAACAACGTCCAGTGAAGACGCAATAACGGCCAGTTACGGACCGTTCTCACAGGAGATTATAGAAGCGGTCGAATCCGGGTCGCCTGGATTCTGCGGCGGGTGGGTTTCAAGCATGGCACTTGACAGACTCGTGGAGAAGACTCGAAACCGTGTGACACTCAGGGCGCGTAAAGAACTACTCGCGGAACTCGGGTACATGAAACACCCGTCGTTACCAGACGGTCGAGTAACACGAATCATACCGGCAGAAAACGGCCGCCCTCGACTATACGTGAGAGCCGGCCACCTCAGTATTAACATAACGGACCCGGGCGCGGTCGTGGCTTCATTCTGTGCCGCTCAAAATTACCCGGCTATTCCGGAAACACCCGCCGTCGAGGCGTCCCGCTAATCCCGGGGCGCCTCGCGCGTTATTTTACGGATTTCCTCTAATTTCTCATCCCGGCAGTTATCACAATATCCGTAAGATACGAGACCGTCGTTCTCCACGTCTTCACGGGTGACGGTCTCACATTCGCAACATACCGTTTTCATATTAATTTCAACTTTCCGTGAGCATCCACGTAAACCTGATTAAAATCGGACGTTGAGACACCGAAACCGGCGTCAAGAACTCGTTCACGGTTCGTTGCATCATACGTGCGTAAACGCAAGGTACCGCCGTCAATTTCCGCGTGTATGATCGCTTTACCGTCCGAATGGTCAAGTATCTGCGTGTGATTGATTCGTATAGTCTGTGACATTATTTCACCCCCGTTGATTACATTGAACAAAAGCGGCATTTTTTAACACCGCGTGGTTTTGTATTTCGCATTTTTCGACCGGACAATATTTCTTTACGTAACCCGTCGAGATCGGCCGACCATGTATCACGCCCGGGTGAACGAAAGGTGTATCCGTGTTTCTTTTCGATCTGTACATATTCTTCGTATCTGTCGGGATGATTTTCGAGAAGTGTTCGCCACTCGGGTAATCTTTGAAAGAAACAACACCCACAATCGGTACGTTCAGGAATTTGGATATCGTTATTCTTCAGGTACCCCATTACCTCATTGATACCCCATTTCCATTTTTTCATGGGGTATTCAACGTTGATACTCGAATCGATAATACCGAGCCGCCCCTCTTCGTCCGATCTTAAACCGACGTACATTATCGATTCGTCACCCATGGACCCCATGTATTTGATAAACGGTTTTATTTTTATTTCCTGCGTACAAAATCTCATTCTAAAATTTGGGAGGGCGTTTTTTCTTTCTATGACGTCCCACAGTGTTTCGACAGTCAATTTTTTCAAAGGCCCGAGGATCGATTCAAGTTTACGCCAGTGTTCTTCCATTTCTGGTAACTCGTCGCCTGTCGGAGTTAAAACGTATTCGAATTCACGATCCGGGTGTAACTCTTTTAATCTCAATGCCATTGCTGTTGAATCTTTACCGCCTGATAATGCGACAACGTGTTTCATATCCCTGTACCCTTTCTCGTTATGTTTCCCGCTTCGAACTGTTCGTCGCGGAGTGCCTTATATCCCTATATACTGCTATCCTTGTAACTTGTCAAGGCTTTTTCTCTATTAAAGAAAATAATTCTCCCTCATTGTCATTTCCTGCTATCTCTGTATCCTTCCTTCCTGCTATCTCTGTATCTCTCTATCTCTCTATCTCTCTATCTCTCTATCTCTGAAAACAGAAAAGGCGTCCCGTTAAGAACGCCTTGTGAAACTGCCCACAATGTGTGTTAATTTTGGTCGGTATGTTACTCGCCGCCTACAATCGGGTCGTCAATCCTTGACATTGGACTGTCGTCCGGTAAAAAATTACCTTTACATGCTTCGGTTAAAAACTCCCTGTGCTTTTTCAATACGTCTTCACTCACCTGGGCGGCGGGTATTTTCTTGTCGCCGGTCTCGTACTGCCACATGAAAAATGCGTCAAGTGCATCACGGGTGATTTCGGACAAATCTAAACCTTTTGACATAACAAAATGGTACACGTCGAGCGGAACATAGAAATTAAAACGCTCGAGGTCGTCTTTTTCGTATGTTTCGGCTTCAGGTTCTAACAGATAACCGTCAAATGCAGGGTTGTTCTTGTAAAATGCCTCAATATAATAATGTAACGCAATCCTAATCTCAGATGCGCCGTTTTGAATTATCGATATCCAGTTTTTTTGAGCTTCGGATAACATGACGCTGATTAAGCATTTAGTGTTGTCTTTGCTCAATTTTAACCGTTTCTTTTTCGGTTCAGATTTATTAACCACCGGTTTTATAGGGTCAACGATACCGAGGTACTCACAATTTATTAATACGTCGAGCGCGTGTCTTGCCACGGCTGAACGATTCAAATCGTTTCTTTTAAACCAGTCTATGTATATGTCTTCCATTCTCAAACTAAAAACTTTTGTTTTACCATTTGTTCCGACGACTGGCGTATTCTGGTACACGTCTTGATACCCTATACTTTCCGAATCTTTATTCGTGTACATCTCTATAGCTTTTCTCACAACTAAAGACGCGTTATCTCTTTGTTTTAATAACGACACCTGATCCGTTCTTAAATTTACAAGCGTTAGTTTCATGTTATATACCTTTCTTTTAAAGTTAGTTTTAGTATATTAGATTATTACATGATCGTTGTCAAACAGAAATATTGTATATAAGTTAGTGTTGCAGGAAATAATCCGGTCATGGTGCTATTTTCAATAATTACACATGGTTATATCATGTTATGACCGGATGACCGGAAAAACAGTGTTTTCAGTTCTTTTTATAATTCATTAACACGGCGTATATGTATATAATATATGTTATCCTTCCTCACTTTACTATATACACATACACTGTGTTACTGCTTGCCTCACCGTTTGGTATATTACCGGTCATCGGTCATATATTACCATAATATGTTGTATTTACAGCATATATCTTTACACCTCTTACCGGTCATACTCCGGTCACGTTCGGTCATACTCTATTATACTACTTAATTACATTAAAATCATTAATAATATAAGTAAATTAGGAGCTATAAGGAAGTGACCGGATATGTGTTTAAACGGTTAACGCTTGACAAGGTGGGTTACGTAATGTAACCGTGTGTAATGTATAGGAGTACCAGACGATTTTCATATGATTAAAAAGGTTATATAAATGCCCGGTTATAAATTCCCTAAAGGTAACGAGTTTTGGAAGGCTCGGTCAGTAAACAAACCTGATAAAATATTTTCAACACCCGAAGCACTTTGGGAGGCGGCACTCGAGTATTTTACATGGGTCGAAAACAATCCATTGTGGGAGCAACGCCTCGTTACATACCTCGGTGAATGGGAACGTGTAGACATGCCCAAAAAACGAATGATGACACTCGAGGGATTGTGTTCATTTCTCGGTGTCACCACCCGAACATGGCATAATTATAAGAATTACGAAGGGTACGAGGAAACTTGTCGTTTGATATTCGACCTGATTACTCAACAGAATGTCGAAGGCGCCGCGTCAAATCAATTAAATCAACTGATAGTTGTCCGTAAGCTCGGACTGAAGGATAAAAAAGAACTTTCAGGCGATCAGAACGCCCCAATTTCGACCGTACGTATGGATTCGAAGGAATACGCCGCGGTAAGGTCTCAAATGTTAAAAGAGGATGACGTTTAAATGACAATAACCGTGCATAATATAACCGGTGACGCCTGGACGCCAATAACAGCGGCGGGAAAATCCGGTACCTGTTGGTTACAGGAGATACCCGGGAAAGGTCAAGTCGTTATAAATCATTCTGACACCTTGACCGAGTTTAACGTCGACGAGTCCTATTTCTTACTGAACGCAAAACGGAAATTACAGTGGATCGGTGCCGAGTCGGATAACGATATTTATTACGCAAAGTGCCGCACTCCCGGGACTCAAGCGGTGTTAATTACCGACACGGGTTTCGGTTTCATACATGACCCGGCCGGTAAATTCACCCTTGATCCGGACGGTTCGTTACGGGTGAGACAGCAAGACCCCACCACACCTATTGTAATCGTCCCTTTGCATCAAAAACAGGGCGAAACGACGCTTGCGGCCGACGCCATTATAGATACCTATACCGTCGAGTTAACAGACGCCACGGGCTTTATTGACGGAAATCTTGTTGCCCTGTCTGATATTGTAAATAGTCAAGTTTATTTCGGTAAACAAATCGGCGCCCCGGTCGGAAATGTTATAACCGTTGACCGTCCTTTTGATTTTACTTTTGTTGCCGGTCTGATCATTACCAGAAACCGTACGAACATGAATATCGACGGTTCCGCGGGTACTGAGGTGTTCGGACTTAGACAAGGGCTTGACCCGGGTTTAAACCTCACCGCCGATGTGGTCCGTATCTTAATGACTATGTATACCGGCACGACCCCCACACTTGGGGATTTTGGCGATATATCCGGCGGCATTACAACCGGCGTTACTTTCAGGAAAAGAGACGGTAACAGGGTTAACGTTTTCAATATAAAAGACAATGGCGAGTTAGCGGGCATATGTTACGACCTCCAATTTTTATCAGCCATCGGCGGCGGTCAAGACGGGTTAACAAGCCGTTTGACTTTTGGCGGTGAGAGTAAAATGGGCGCTGTTATACGTGTAGCGCCCGACGAGGACGTCGAATTATTGGTAAATGATGATTTAACCAGTTTAGAAAAGTTCGAACTCATTATAGAGGGGAGTATCGTTCTACCATGACGTATAACGCACCGATGATAACTGAAGCAAGACGGCTTGAATGTGAGCTTGATGGTATGTATTTTGACCGGTATTTCATGAAACAGCGTACAGGCGCTAAAATGATTATCGGTCGTCATCATTCGGTTATGCAAGCGGCACTTGATAGAACAATGTTACCGCCAGAACACCCGGACTTTATACCTCGTTTGATTATCAACGTTCCACCAGGATACACAAAGACAGAAATGGCCGCAATTCATTATATGGCGCGTGGTCTCGCTCTCGATCCTCGTAACCGGTTTTTGCACCTGTCGTATTCTTCCGACCTTGCTTTACAGAACTCCGCCACCACTCGAGAGATTATAAAGTCTGTAGAATTTCAAAAAATGTGGGCTATTCAGACCAAAGACGACATGAACAGTAAAAAAACATGGTGGACGGAACAGACCGGCGGTATCCGTGCGGCGTCTGCCCGAGGACAGGTTACAGGATTCCGGGCCGGCCACATGGAAAAGGATAGATTCACCGGCGCCTTGATTATTGACGACCCGGTGAAGCCTGAAGACGCCTATTCCGAGGTGAAACGTACGGCAGTAAATGACGGATATAACGAAACGGTGGCCAGTAGGCTTGCGGTCGAGTCGGTACCTGTCATTGTCATTATGCAAAGGATACACCACGAAGATTTATCCGGGTACCTGTTGAGGGGCGGTTCCGGTGAGAAATGGCACCATTTGAACATGCCAGTCATCATTGAGGACGGTTTCGAATATCCGGAAGAAAACACGCACGGTATCGAGATATCCCACGGTCTCCCGTTCGGTTGGTTGTGGTCATATAAACATAACAGTGAGCACGAAACAGCGCTCCGAGCACACCGCAGGAAATGGCACGGTCAATATATGCAAGCACCCAAAAAACGCGACGCTGAGTTGATGATATGGCAAGAGGAAGATATCGACGCCGCCCATGGGTCGCCGTGGCCCGGGGGAATACGTACCGTTGTTGCTGTTGATCCTGCGGCGTCGAATAGTCCGACAAGTGACGAACACGGAGTCGGAGCGGCCACATATCACGGACCGAATCAATATACCGTCGAAGCGGACCTCTCACGGAAAGGAACGCCGAAAAATTGGGCCGATACTGCTATTTATCTTCACGATACGTTATCGGCCGGCGCCATTGTTATTGAAACAAATCAGGGCGGTGATATGGCAAAGGACACATTGCGTAACGCCGGTTTTAAAGGTCGTATTATCGGGGTTCACGCCAGTAAAGGCAAGGTTGCCCGGGCGGAACCCATAGCGGCGTTATACGCGCAAGGATTTGTACGGCATAAGCCCGGTTTAACTAAACTTGAGGACGAAATGCTTGACTTTGATCCTGTAACGGGTAAGTCTAATGGAAAATCACCTAATAGGGTGGATTGGACCGTATGGGCTTTAACTGAATTATCAAAACACGGAAAATTTATGGTGTCGTGAGGTATACATGTGGAACCCATTTAAAAAACAAGTAGAACAGAAGTCCGCCACCCGAAGTATCATTTTAGATGATCTTACGTCGGATTTTATTTCCTCGTGCCTATTGGAAGAGATTGTAACGCCGCAAAAGGCTTTTAAATTCTACCGGTCGAACAGTAGTGTCGCCACCGCGGTCGATATGATAGCGGATTCGTTCGAACAGATAGAGCCTATCGTGCAGTTACCGGACGGGTCGATACTGGAACAACACCCTGTACTCGACTTGCTCAGAAATCCCAATAGCTTTATGACGTGGAGTGACTTCGCGGCCAGGATAAGCCGTAATTACCTCTTGACAAATCAATCCCACTTTTACGCCCTCGGGGGTCTGACCGTATCACCTTCCGAAATTTACCCGGTCAAGCCGACGAATGTCTCAGTTACTACAGGTGATAGCGAGTACGTCGAGACTTTTTACGTCGGTCAGGGGGTGGGCGTAGGTGAATACCTTCGGGAACTGGCAAAACAGCGTATTAGTCGGTATTATGACGGCGCATTAAAGGAATTATACAGAATATCCGGATTCAGTAGCATGTCAACGGACGGGACGGCCGACAGTCCGTTACAGGCGGCCGCTCTCGAGACGAATCAGCAAATAAAAGGTCGTATTCATAACCTGAAGATGCTCGACAATGGTGGCCGGCTGTCTCTCATGGTTATTTTTAAAGAGGAACAACTCTCCGACGACGAGCACAAGGAACGAACTCAAAGAATAAACGAGTCGTGGAGCGGCCCGGAAAATGCCGGTAAAATCGGCGTTATGTCCGGCGGTGACATTCAGGACGTAAAAGAAATGGGCGTGAATCAAAAAGACATGGATTACGCCGAACTCGACCGGATAGCGGCACAGGCGATTTACTTCAGGTACAAAATTCCATTACCTTTGATTACAGTTTCGGCGAGCACGTTCAACAATATGCAAACCGCAATCGAAATGTTGTACGACTTTGCTGTTCTTCCACTTGCTGACAAGCTTTTCACGGGTCTGAGTCGTTTTCTATTGCCGAGATACGGTATCGACTTAAATCAAGCTAAAATAACGTTTAATCCGGAATCATTGCAAGCTTTGAAGTCTCGGCGCCTGGATGAACTCAAAGCACGTAAGGAAATCGGCGTCGAAACCACTAACGAATTGAGAGAACAGATACCAAACCGTGAACCGGTAGACGGTGGAGACACTTTATATCAATCCGCAACACTGGTGCCTATTGGGACGGACATAAACGAGGGGGCAACGGATGAATAGTTCGAGGTGGAAAACATACCGTAAAACGGCAGTTCAAGAAATGCGCGATTATATTCTCGGCGAGGATTTGACAGGTGTATCCGTGGCACCGGGTGAGACCCCGAAAGAAGGCGGAAAGATAGCGAGGGATAATCGAGGGAGTTTTTGGTATGTCTCACCGGAATTCATAAAAGACAATTACGAACTGACCGACGCCACAGGTGGAACAAATGACGAGCCTTGATTCTCAGTTACGTTTAAAACTCTCATTTGAAGAGAGATTCCGGAGAGAGGTTCGGGCGTTATTTAACCGTATCCGGATCGAATACCGAATAGGTGTGTCTACCGGGTCCAGAATCCGCGCGAGTAAATACGAATCCCAATGGGAGGCGTTACTCACGGCGCATTACCGTCGCGTTCAAAACGGTTTCCGGGGTGTCGTTCAGGATAACACGAAACAGGATGACCAAGAAATCGAAGACCTTGTACTCGCGGCGCTGATAGCATGGGCGGAAAAAAACGCTCCGGAATCCGCCGCACTTATCACAAATACGACTCAGGATAATATGGACGACTCGTTAATTCAGGCCCGACAAGCTTTTTCCGACGAAGGTAAAACGGATTATACCGACCGAGAATTGTCACTCGTGGCGGCCGCCATATTAGGCCGCAAATTTCGAGGACGGGAAGAGGCCATAATATCAAGTGAAACCCAAGGGTCGGCGGAATCGACAAAATTAATCGAGGCGTATTCGATAGCAGGACTCGCACCGATAGCGGTTGTTACTGGCGAGCAAGTTCCGGAACATAGATCGATTAAAGAGTGGAATACGGTCGGTGATGAGCGCGTAAGGTCGGCCCACAGACGGGCGAATGGCCAAAGAGTCGGGCTTGACGAGCCGTACATTGTAAACGGTCAGCAATTAATGTACCCGGGGGATAATTCCCGTGGCGCTACCGTTGATAAT